CAGACCATTAGCCCGAAAAAACAAAAGAAAGTTCGTCTGTTCGCTATTCTGTTCGCAGGGGGGTAAGGGGGGCGGTATGCAAATCATCAAAAAATCGATCTCGGAATTGAGCAACGATCCTGCCAATGCAAGGAAGCACGATGATCGGAACATAGAATCCATCGTCGCATCGCTTCGCAGGTTCGGGCAGCAAAAGCCGATTGTCATCGATATGAACAACATCGTTCGGGCAGGAAATGGAACGCTAGAGGCGGCTCGTCGTCTTGGGTGGGATTCCATCGATTGCGTTAAGACCGATCTAAAGGGCTCTGACGCTATCGCCTACGCGATTGCCGACAACCGGACAGCAGAACTAGCCGAATGGGATTCGGAGGTGTTAGCGGCTCAATTAAACGGCTTGCTGACCGACGACGAAGAACTAGCAAACGCGGCGGGTTTTTCGGCTGAGGAAATCGAGGCGATGCTAGCCAACTTTGAGCCAGGAACCGAAGACGATCAAGGCCAACTTGACACGCTAGCCGAAAAGATCGTTACTTGTCCTCATTGCCAAAAGGACTTTGATTGCCGTGACCAAAGCTGATTTGAAAATCGATTGGGCAACGCATGAGGCGGCAAAGTATGCTTGTGAGAACTGGCACTACAGCAAGTCGCTCCCAGTGGGAAAAATGGTCAAAATAGGGGCGTGGGAAGGCGGCAGGTTTATCGGCGTTGTGATCTTTGCGTGGGGGATGAACAGGAACTTAGGTAGTCCCTATGGCCTTGGGATCAGCGAATGCTGCGAATTAGTTAGGGTTGCATTGACCAAGCATAAAACCCAAGTAAGCAGGATAGTCAAGATTGCCATTGCATTCCTAAAATCAAAATCCCCTGGGCTCAAAATGATTGTTTCATTTGCTGATCCGGAGCAAGGCCACAGCGGAGGCATTTACCAAGCAGGTAACTGGGTTTACGCTGGCAGGAGTTCCGGTGGTTTTGAGTGGGTGTTAAATGGAAAGCGACTAAACAAAAGGGCGTTTACAGGGCAGCAGTTTGGTGGCGGCTCAGCATCTGTAGCCAAAGTCCCGAAAGGAGCCGTCAAGCGAAAAATCTGCGGCAAGCATCGCTACCTAATGCCCCTAGATGATGCGATGCGAAAGCAGATACAATCACTAGCGAAACCATACCCTAAACGCGTTACAAGTGCTGACAGCGGCACGCTCGGCAATCCAGCCGAGAAGGGGCGGTGCGATTCCGACCGTAACGCTTTTAAATGTCCATGACAGTCCGTCAGACTCGACTATGGGAGCGAGCATTGCGTGAGCGATGGCCAATAAAACCAGAGTATCGGGAAAAGATCATGTTTTCCCTTTTGGCGATTGTTGCCGACAAAAACGCATCGCCAAGGGAGCGAACCGCAGCGGCAAAAGCTTTGATGGCGGCGGATTCCTTGAACGTCCAGCAAGAGAGGATGGATCAAGCAGATGAGCATGAACGCAGACAGCGATTGGTGGAACTCGCTCGACAACTCAGCCCTGGAGAAGTTGCTAGGCTCTCGGCTGAATCAGGTGTCGTTGTCGATGGTTTCGTCCTTGACGAGTGCGATTCCGAAGAAATCGAAGGACGCGGAGAGGATGGCTCGAAAGAGGGCGATGGATCGTGACCTATCCATCCCTCCACCTCTCGATCCTGCTCGTCGGCTCAAGTGCGAGTCTGATCCAGCTTTATGGCTCTCGACCTACTTTCCCGAAAAGTTCTTCGAGGGCTGGACTGAGGATCGCTTGGCGATGGTGCATTCGATCATCGATGCGGCTCGTTACGGCGGGGATCAATCGATTGCCGGGCCTCGGGGCGAAGGCAAGACGACGCTTGCAATTCTAACGGCTCTTTACTTGATGATCCGTCGGCTTTCGACCTTTCCGGTCGTCATCGGAAAGAACGCCGACAAAGCAAAAAAGGAAGTGCGGGACATCGTTGAGCAACTCCAGCAAAATGAAATCTTTGCGGCTGATTATCCTGAGATTGCAATTCCGTTTCAGGCTGTCGGCGGTTGGTCGAGTAGGGGCAGGATGCAGACTTGCGGCGGAATGCCTACCAACATCGTCATCGGGCCGGAATTCTTTGTGTTCCCGACGATCGGCAGAGATCAGCTACCAGGCTGGCCGGCTGAGATCGAGCCGGTTTCATGCGGTCAAGTGCTTTACTCCCTTGGGATCGATGGTGCAATCCGCGGTACTAAGTATCGAAGCAGACGACCTACCTTGGCTATCATCGATGACATCGAGGATAGGGAAGCGGCGGCGAGCGAAACGACCATCGAGAAGAACGAGGAGGTAATCGAACAAGACATTGCGGGGTTAGGTCAGTCCTCGGAGCGGATCCCGCGGGTCATGCTTTGCACGATCCAAAATCGCAAGTGCATTGCGTATCGTTACACCGATCCGAAGATCAAGCCATCTTGGAGGGGCAAGCGATACCGCAAGCTCGTTACCAAGCCGGATCGGATGGATCTAATCGAGAAGTACATCGACATGCGAAAGGGACGCAAAGATAACGATCCAGACGCTAGGGAGGCTTTCCGCTTTTGGCGCGACAACCAAGAGGACATCGAGCGGGGATCTGTGGTCAGCAATCCGCATAGCTACAGCAAAAAGACTCACAGCGACGGCGAGCCGATGGAGTTGTCAGCGGTGCAAAGCTATTTCAACCGAGTTGCCGACGTAGGCCAAAAGGCGGTTTCGACCGAGATTGACAACGATCCACCAGAGGAAGCCGGGCCGATGGGACTTGGGATAACTCCTGCTTTGGTTGAGTCGCGGGTAAGCGGTTTGGTTCGGCGTCAACTTCCGGCTAACACGGTTGCGCTTACGGCCGCAATCGATCTTGGAAAGTACTACCTGCATTGGGTCATAACCTCTTGGTGGCATGGGGCCGGTGGAGTTGTGGCCGACTATGGAATCCATCAGGTTTACGGGACGGACAAAAGCATGGATCACGAAGCTAGCGAGCCAATGATCTATCAGGCGTTGCTCAGCCTTCGGGACGAGTTGCTAACCAAAGAATTCAGCGACACAACAGGCACTCGCAGAACCATCGATTTTTGCTTTGTGGATTCCGGTGCGTTTACCAATGCGGCTTACCAATTCTGCCGTGAGGTTAGCGGCATCTTTCATCCTAGCAAGGGTCAAGATCCGTACCATCGAAAGGCTAAGTCTACATCGACGACTATTGCGGGTGCCAACCTTCACGCTCAAAAGCTTCCGTCCTCAAATGTTTGGCTCTACGAGCTCGATACCTCCTACTGGAAGCAGTTCATCCATGAGCGTTTTATGACTCCGACATTCGACGAGTCAAACATGCTTCGGCGTGGTTCGCTTTCGTTGTTTGCACTTGAAGAAGAACGCAGACATTCGCAGTACGCGCAGCATATCGCAGCGGAAGAACTGGTGACGAAGTTCACTGAGGGCAAGGGGGCCAAGACCTACTGGATGGTTAAGGACTCGAACAACCACTGGCTTGATGCAACCTACATGGCAGCGGCGGCTAGTGAGGCTTGCGGCGTAAAGTTGATTGCTCCAAGTGAGATCGAGGTGCAACCGAAGCACGTTAGCGGCGATCAGCCTAAGCCTGTTAAGCAGGCTCCAAAGGCGTACCAGCATGGACGCAATCTAAGACAGCGGCAGGGCGGGTGGATTCCAAAACGGAGGTATTAGGATGGCGAAGAAAAGCAGGAAGCAATCAGGCGAATCGGTACAACAAACTGCAACAATCGAGCAACAACCGATCGAGCCGATCTATCGGCAATTCACTCCGAGACCTTGCACGATGTGCGAAACCAGGCGACCGCATGGAACCAATGCAAGCTACGTCTATTGCACTCGGGGCAAGATCCGTTTTTGCAAGTGCAAGAACTGCAACCATACTTGGAGTCAAGAAGGTAAGTAATTTTTTATTGACTGTACTAGGCTAATGGTACAGGCTTATTGAGAATGTTTGCTCTCCATGCAATCCTTTGTGCATGGCATCAGCGGCAAGTCTGTTAACGCTCATCGACGCAGCTATTGAGGCTCTCCTTACCGGAGGGGCTCAGCAGTATTCTATTGGCTCTCGGACGGTTACCAAGCTTGACCTAGCGTCGTTGATGGAACAGCGAAACAAGCTACTCCATCAAGTCCAGCGCGAAAGCGGATCGGGCGGCATCTCCCTTGGCAGAATCGTAGGGGGCAGTCGATGATTGATCGATTCATCGATTCAGTGGTATCGGCGGTAAGTCCGATTGCAGGATTGCGACGGCAAGCGGCCAGGAAAGCCCTCGCGCGATCGTACCAAGGGGCCGAACCATCTAGGGTCAGCAGCAGCAAGCACCCGAAAAACCTACCGGCTGACCAAGAATTGATGGGGCCATTCGGGGCTGATAAGCTTCGGGCATGGGCTAGGCTTTTGGTTCGAGATAATGCTTACGCATGGGGCGTGGTCGATACGATCGTTTCATCGGTAATCGGTGCGGGCATCCAGGCTCAA